GAAGAAAAAAAAGTTAATGACCAAGAAAATATTAAAGAATTACAATCAAGAGAAAAATTAACAATAGAACACTTTGACAAAAAGATTAAACATAAGAAGAAAAAGAAAAGAAAATAATGTTTAATCTTAAAGGACTAAATGGCATTAAAAAAAACAAGACCAGCAACAAATTATAATGGTAACGGTAATGGTGCAGAAAGGGTATTTGAGCATAATTTAGTTAAAATGGGTATGCCCGTACTCGGCATAATCCTTCTTTCTATCGTATCATGGCTCTTTACAACCGTTCTCGACCAAGACGAGATTATTCAGCAACACACAATTCACCTTGAGCATTTACATAAGTCAGAGGAATATATAAAATATGAACTTAAAGAATTGGACAAAACAGTCACTAATATTAGAATACATGTAGGTAAAATCTCAGCACATTGATTATGGCTTCTAAAATTTGGATGACATTATGGGTTACTGGATCAGCAGTTGTAATGCTTATGTTGTTTGGCATGGTTCATGGCGTTGAAAAGGAACAAGCTGTTCTGAGTTACCAAATTGATGCAGTATTAGAGAAATTAGTTTTACATACAGAGAAGCTAGAAATAATTCAAGGCTCACAGTATGAAATACTTAGGCAAATAGATAGTTTAAAGGAGAAATAATGCGAAGACCTATTTATAGAAAAATGTCTGATATAAAACCAACTCCTATTGAAGTTAATTTAGATATTAATACTGATGATAAAAGTTATATAGATATTAAGACAAGGGAAGGTTACGAAGATTATTTTGTTGAACTCGATAGAATCAAAGATGATTCAGAAATATTACATTGGGTTAAACATTTATGTGGCAAAAATTGGATGTCACCTAGTAAAATAAAGGATTTTATTACAACAATGCAAGCTTACAATAATGATTTAAAGGATAGTGAGGAGGTTGAATGCCTATCGTAATTGCAAGTGTAGTTAAGACTATGGCTTTTTCTATGCTAGGAAATAGCAAAGTTATTGAGAAAGTCATAATATTATTATTAGAAACTTTAGCAAAAAAGACTGACTCTGATGTTGATGATAAGTTAGTCAAGATGCTAAAAGAATCATTGGGACACAAGAAGTAATACTTCTTAGTGTAATAGACCCATGTGGGTTGGTACTAGACGACAATTCAATGGGTTAGTTATAGGAGGACTAGCTATGATGCTTACTAAGAATTTTTCTAGTGCAGAAATGATGTGTAGTTGTGGTTGTGGAGAAGACTCAATGGATCCAGACTTCATGGCAATACTACAGAATATCAGGGATGATATGAATAGACCTTTAAGAGTCTCAAGTGGAGTACGCTGTGCGAAGCATAATTCTAAGGTTAGTTCAACTGGTAAGGATGGCCCCCACGTTCCTAGAAAGAATGGTACAGCCGCAAGTGATATTCTTATCGCAGGAGCAGATGCACTCAGACTTATAGATATTGCTAGGAAACATGGGGTAAGCGGAGTGGGTATTTCTCAGAGAGGTACGCATTCCAAGAGATTTATCCATTTAGATACTATCTCAGATTCGCACCATCCTAGACCAACTATGTGGTCATATTAATTATTAAAAGGTAGGTCATCATGCAAGTCTCCCATTGCTTGTTGAAGAGTCTTACCTTGCTCATCCTCTTTACCATCTCCAAACCGGGACATCTCAAAAGCATATTGCTGTAATTTAAGCATACTGCGCTTCTGACCTTCCTTAGTAACCCATTCGTCACTAATAAGTTTGCCGTTTGTAATGGTAATGAAAGTTCCTTTTACACAGGTTTTCTTTATTCTCTCTGCGGCATCATCATAACATACTACTGGTATGAATAAGCCACGATCCTTCTTAAATTTACTGGTTTCATGTACTCCAAGAGTAAAGTTACAGTATTGCCCTTTAGTTGTTGGGCCGAATTCCGGGTCTGCTGTTAGCCAACCTGATATTAATGCTACGTTCATATGTTCTCCTTAATAGAATTTATTTTCATGTTCTTCTTCTAGGTATGCAAATTCTTCTGTATCGCTTATACTCCGTAAAGTCTTAACTTTAACAGATAAAGGTTTTACAGTAGGAGTTGCAGTTAGATAAGTTATTTGATTATGTTTCAGATATTCTTCAGTTGCATCTTTGACTTCTTGACGTAACTTCTCTTTATCTTCAACTTCCTTTACATAAATATTAACCTTCCAATGGTTATATGTTTTATGTTTCATAAGTAGTTTACTACTATGTGTCCTGTTCCATCAGTCCACAGTTTAGATGCCTTTACTCTCCACACAATAGCATCTTCTTCATAAACCGAATCTTTCCAAGCCTTTAGATAGTTGTCAAGATCAGGTCTTTGTTGGTGTGCAGAACCATTCATATATCCTTTCTTCTTTTTACTCCATGATTTAGGCATAGGCACATGAAATACAATTTCAAATGATTCCATTTCTAATATATTATTATGCATGGTTTCTCTAGGCCATTGCCTTACTGCATCCCTAAAGGCAAAAAACTTCAATACACTTTGCCTTTTACGCCAGCGATCAGCTTTTGTCATTCTAGGTTTAGGACATGGAGTAATATTTAATCTATGTACTTTAGTCATAGTTTCTCCTTTTTTCATTATTAGTCTTTTTTGCATTCTTTCTTAATTCAGCATTTCTAAGTCTTCTATCAAATAGGTAATCTTCATGGCAGTCATTAGAACAATATTTAGTTCTTTTATTCATCTTACGACCAGAATTATCTATTTCCTTACCACATTGTTTACAATATCTAATTTTTTGAGACTGTTTCATATCTAGTTTGAAATGAGTCAAATCGCCCTATACAATCACTAGGGGACATCCATTTCCTTCTCATACAGAGCGATCTGAGCATTATTTAATCCTCATTAACAGGGTGATTATGAAAATATACCCAATCTCGACCATTTTCGTCTCTATTTAGAGTATATTGATATCCACTCTGCCAATCGGTTACTGGCATGTCATTTAAGTTAGTAGTAGCTTTTTCTCCTTTCTTGATTCTTTGGGTTAATTCTGAAAACATTTTCTTGGATTGTGTGTAATCAGTATGTCTGGGCTTATCCTGAATTATCTTCTGTTCCTGAACCTTAGTAAGTCTTTTTTCAACACCACGATATACTTCCATTACTTCAGCAATAGTGGGCATCTTGGTTGTAGATGCTCTGCCATCAGTAAATATTTCGTATGTTTCTAAAAGTGCAGGAACATGTGGATTTTTCAGTTTATTAGCAAATGCCTGTATCTTGGTTTCAGAAGAAGGTACATTGAATCCCTCACACAGCATAGCTACAAACATTCTTACTTGTGGATGTATTGTAACTTCAGTTAAGTTTGTCATTTTTACCTTTCTTGAAATCCTGCAATGCAATTTGCATCTGATGATCAGGATCTAGTCCTGCCCAAGCACCTCTAGTCTTGGATTGCTTCATATCGTGAGGAATAAACACACTCTGCCAACCTTTCTCGATTGCAATATCAATCAATTCGTTTGGATCGTATCCTTCATCCTTAAATTTACGAAGTTTCTCCACTATTAGGTACTCAGCATAGTCAGTCATCTTTTTACGCATTGACTTTCTATGTATCTTAAATTGATCCCATCTAAACTCATCAAGCCATTCTGGTAGTTCATCAAGACATTTACTCATTCGACCTCCATGTCAAAGAAAGTATTAAGTTCTCCCATATAATCATATAAACGATTATAATCTTCAGATGTCATAGATTTTTTCCACTCTTTTGCTTTATCTTTAGCAACATTCTGGAATTTCTCTCTGTTTGAAGGATATGTTGTTGCAAAATTAACTAATACTTCTTTATTTGCCTCAGACATTTCCCACTTAATATCATTTAAGTTATTTATGACATTATCATGGACTTCCTTGTTTTTACAGAATGCAAATGCTTCATCAAGTTCTGATTGAGCCTCTTCAAAGAGTTTAGAACTATCATTATCATCCTTTATAAAGTCAGTAGCTTCATATTCTTTAGGAGCTTCTTCAGTTAAAGTTTCCTCTAACTGCTTAGAACCGCCTTTAGGATTAATTTCTTTAGTCTTTTTAGGAGGAGTCTCATTAGGTTCATTATCATTGTTTGCCTGATCCATCTCATGATCAGTATATAAACCTGATAACTGTGCTGGAAAAGCCTTACGGAGTGCCAATGCTTCAGCGCACTTGCCTAACATTGTATGTGGCATCTTATTCCACATAAAACCTTGTGATTTACCGGGATAATACTCTTCCCATCTTGCAGTAGCAGTAAAGTTACCTACTATTCCTCCAACAACCTTATTAACTGTAACTGTTGCCTTTGATGGTATTTCACCATTTTCTTCAAATACAGGATCACTACTGCCAACATACTGACCAGTTCTATCTGCGACAGCCCTGAATCCGTCAATGCCAGTTTGTATTGTCATCTTACCACTTCTCTTAATGAAGTAGATTTGTCTTGATAATGGGTCTAAACCTGACTTATCTGCTACATGCAGGAATAGCTTTAACTCATCATCTGTTGCACCTTTTGCAATTTGGCTCTTAATTAAGTCAACTTGTGCTGGTGTTATATTATTATATGTCATTACTTCTTTAGTCATTTTGCCTCTTCTAGTTAGTTAATTGATGCAGTCTAGGGACATCGTAAGGTTAATATTGCAATGAACCTGTATTGATTTGACCGCAAATGTATGTATGGAGAATGAAAAGGACATTGCTTCCTTTAAGGAAATACTATCCAATACAGTCTTCGCCCCTAGAACTGCGTGGTTCTAGTTATTTAGGTAATATTAATCTTGTTGATGGTTTTGAGTAAACGAAATCTTCATAGAGATCAGGATGATTCTGCTTGAATCTCTTTGTATCAAACTCCGTACAATGTGCTTCGTATAGTTCCTTATTTGCTTTTGCAAAGCCGTTTTCATCAAACTTCTTGAGTTCAACCCTGCTCAATGTGACTTTATTGCCATCACTGAGGTGTATTCCATCATTCTTATTGATGAAGTTTTTTATATGGAATTTAACGTCTTTCTCCTTCTCATCTAATCTTTTCTTCTCAGCTTTGATCTTAATTAACTCCTTAACATTGATTTCAACTTCAGGACTGGCTTTTATGTATTTGCCATTATGACCAAAATACTGATGAATGAGATCGTTCTCATCTTGAGGAGGTGGTGGAATCTTGTCTTTAACATGACCCCAAAACCTTTCTACTTTAGCTAAATATGCATCAATTAGGGATTGCTTCCTCTCTAATCTGTAATGCAATATCTCAGGATCAAAATATGCAAAGAAATCTACTCCATCCATTTCAGGCTGGACTGCCAATGCATGTACTCCTTGTGCTAAGTAGTATTGTGGAACTGAATCTGTTCCGGGTTCTCCCCAGAAATGTCTCATATGTAGTGATGGACACTTGATTTCAGCAACCCTGTGACTTCCTACAACTGTCCCATCATTGTGACAGAATAGAAAAGGGTGTTCTTCTGAGATGTGAGTCTTATTATCTTTCCTTATGGTTATATCTAGGTCTTCCTTGACCCATTTGATTACTTCTGGTTCTAACCTGACACCTCTTTTAACTGAGGGTTTGTTAGATATGTCTTCTGGCTCTTCCTGACCAGTCTTCTCTAAATATAGAGAATAGGGAGTTTTCCACGGATTGACACCGATTGCCGCTCCTGCATCTGAACCTCCTATTCCGTTTCTTCGCTGTTCTAAATTATTAACAGCAAAATTATTAGCAAGTTTTTCCATTTTAACCCTTTCCCGCTTTAAGCGATGAGTTCTCGCAGTTCCTTTTTTCTTGCTTCTAACGCTAAGTATACTGCGGTAGTTATTTTATTATTTTGGCGTTTGCCCCCAACAACCATGTAAACATATTGTCGAGTATAACCCAAATCGTTTGCTATTTCATTTAACTTGACCTTAAATTCTCTACATTGCTCATGTAAAGTCATATGCTCCTTTAGTATAGTTTACTGAGGTAACAAGATCAAGTATATTATGGTAAATCATTAATGTCAATAAAATCTAGATCATCAACTGGTTCTGGATCATCTGGATCATAATTTAACTTTGGTTTCTTCACGGAATGGTGTTCCTCCCATGCTTCTTCATCAAATAACCAATGTGGTTCTTCCATAGTTTCTCCTTTATTTATATTGGATCATCAGCAACTAAGCGTTTTACAGCTATGTGTACTAAATCATTTTTACTAACATTATAACCACGATTCTGCTGTATTTTTTCCTGATATTCAACAAGCATTTCGTCAGTTTCAACCCTTACCTGAAGAGCTTTGTATCCTCTTCCTTTTAAGTTTTTAGGTCTTCCTGCTTTCTTTCTCATTATGCCTCTATTGTTAAATGTTAAAGTGAAAAGACTGATTACACGATGTCACCTTAGTGATTTCCCCTCCACAGACTATTTATCGCCATACCTACCTCATCAGTCTTTGTTGTGCAACATCCATGTCGCTTAGACGAGACTCAGCTTCGCCTAAAATGGTAAGTAACCAAGCTGTTCTTTATGGTCACTAATCCATGCTGTTAATTCACCA